TCGTAGTAACTGGCTGTTGACCCATCAGACTTGACAGGCTTCCTCTCTTCACTCATGACTTTCCTCCTTTCATCAAACTTAAAACTCCATTAAGATTACCTGTATATCTGCCGTTATCATCCATCGGCATAGGGATAAGGACAGGCTCAGAGTCAATGATAGCTGAACAACCAATAACAGGGTTTGTTAGGGGAAGTTCTTACCGTAAGCAAAAGCAAGAGCCTTGCGGTCGATGAGACAACCAGAAACCATAGCCCAATACAAGGCTGAGCTGCTGCTTCGGTAGCGGATAAAGAAGTACCCATGCTCATGTCCTTGTACGATATTTGCTCGTTCATGAGCTGCATTGTTAAGGATGTCACCTGCACTCTGGTGCTGGAAGATAACCCTGTCCCCCGTTGGGTAGTGTAACATCAATCTGTTCCTTCCACTCCCATCCTTCTCCGCCACCATCAGGAAATAGAACCTCACGGTATGGACGGATGTACTCAACAGGGATGCCAGTCTTGAATGCACGACGATACACAAGTGAGCCATGATTACTGTGGCACACATCCTGTACCGGGAACATACGAGCCAAAGCATGCATGAACTCTCTTGCCTGTGCAAGCTCAGGGCCAGCAGCATCCAAGTTAGGATCACTGTCATGGAAGCTCAAGGCATGACCGTCTGTTTCGTCACCAAGATTTACTACCCTAGTTGGCTTAAGTATTGAAGCAACATCAGCAAGAAAAGCTAGAGCATCTTTGTGTTGATACGGAGCGTGTTGGTCAGGGATGATCATGATACGTGAGTTGTCTACAGTTGTAGACTGACCCTTGTCGTCATCTGGTGTAGGATTTCGTAGCTTTACCTCCTGATTCCTGATATGCCTATCGGCAACTGTCGTACCAACGTAGGCTTCTCCGTTCTCTTTTGGTGAACTCATACAGAGTTCTGTACCAATAACGAACCATATGCCTTGTGACTGAAGTCTCCCTCAACTCAGACAGAGACTTGGCTGCTTCACCAAAGTTCTCCGTATTGTCAATAGCGTCAATGATTTCTTCATTGGTAAACAGTTTTCTAAGTCGTACTCTTGCCATTAACTTTCCTCCTAGTTCTTGCTCTTTTGTTTCGGAGGGCGCGCTTCTCTTCCTCAGTCTTATGAGTGCTGTGTAAGAACTCAGTCTGAGGAATCCTGTGAGATTCTGTGTAAGATACAAGATTCTTCAACCAATGAAGTATGGTGAGGTCTTTCTTGTAGCGGGCAGCAAGGTTCTTGATCTTACCTTCAGCTCCATTACACCCTCGGCAAAGCACTCCACGTACAATCCCTGTCTTATGGTCGTGATCCAAGCAGATGTTCGACTTCAAGATGCGTCTTAAATCTTGTTGGCAGATAGCACATCTGTAAGCCTGTTCCTTCAGAAGTTCTGCTTTGACTTCTTTCTGTCTTTTTACGGTTAGCTTTTCCATTCTTCGCTCTCCCCATGCGGTACGTAGATGTCTCGGCACCACACCTCTCCCTTTTCTTTTCGCATGTGCGCAAGTCTTCCCTGCTCCACCATACGTTGTTCGCAAGAGAGAGTGAGGCTACCACCGCGATGGTTATGAGCCAAACTACGTTGACCCAATGCCTGATTGTACTCTTGCAAGACTGCTTCATACATTTCTTCCTCGGTTTCACATGAGTTTAAAACCTCAAATGCCCGAGTCATGCCTACTCCGGGGATACCGGGATAGTTGTCTGCACTATCACCAACTAATAGTTGTGAGTAGAAGAACTTAAAACCAGCCCCTCTCAGCTTATTTACGTACTGAGATAGAGTAACACCATTCTTAACCCTCTTGCGTCTAACCTCCCCCTTTTGTTTTCCTTTGGAATACTTATCTGGCTCACCCTTTGTGTCAGGATGCATAGGTTCACCGTTGTACAGTGGCCAGTATTCGTAATTTATAACCTCCTTTGTCTTGTAGACAGGCTCAAGCCATCCGAGTACGTTGACCCATACCTTGTCATCTTTGGTAGGGTCGTAATGCCATCCGGGGCTTATCCTTATGTCCTTATCAGAACTGATAGCAATGGCGTCACTGAACTTCTTGTGTTCACCTGAACCTATGTCGGCTCCCTGCTGCTCTAGTTCTTTGTTTCTTTGGTTAAGCTCTGTCACCATCAGGTCATCTGCTTCGCAGTCTGTTGCAACGATAGCATGATGGTTGTCTATTAAGTGAGCCTTAAGCTCTGAGAAGAAAGGTGGCTTCTCTGATTTACGTTGTCCTTTGTACGGCTTAGTGAATGCCACGCCCAGCCGAAAGTTACCGGGTGAATCTGTGACGTACAAGATAGCAGAGTCAGCACCAGCTTGGTTAACCCAATAGTTTAGTGTCCAATCTAGTTGGTCTGCTGCATCTTCGTACTCTGGAGTTTCAGTGATACAGTGGTACTCACCTTCCTCTATTCTAAGCAGTGCTTTGGCGTACTTCTCTTCGTCCGTTGTATACCCTACTAGGTAGGGAAGCAAGTCAGCGTCTACTAAGGCAGTGAAGTTTCCCTCAGTTGGCCATAGCTTATAACTAGGTGGCTTATAATATAACTCAGCTCCCATATCAAACATAAAGATCTCCTAAGCAAAGAAGCCCCACCGATAAAGGAGGGGCTACTTAGTTACTTACTTAAACCTATTGCTTAGGCTGAGGCTGGCTCATCTTCAACAACTACAGGCTTGCCATCGGCTACCCAATCAAGGTACTCACCGATAAGGTTTGCTTTGGTGCGCTTGGCACGAGGAGCCAGACCTGCATACCGGGCTTCAGTAAACTCAAGACCTTCTTGTACGTTCTCAAGGCTGGCCAAGGCTGCATCAGCAGCTTCTTTAGTCTTGTATGCTTTGCCATCTACAGTGTAGGTGACGTTCTGTACTTCTTCTACTAGAATCTTAGACATATTAAATCTCCTTAAATGGAATCGGTGGTCGTGTCAGACCTTGGTTTTTAATCTCTTTCTTCTATAGTCCGGGTTTTAAATACCCTGCGAATACACTTAGATGGTCTCCCCGGTAGGACTTGAACCTACAACACACGGAGTAGAAATCCGATGCTCTATCCAATTGAGCTACAGGGAGATGGTGGGCCTGACCGGCCTCGAACCGATAACCTTCGAATTATGAGTTCGCTGCTCCAACCAACTTGAGCTACAGGCCCTCTAAATGTACTCACAGAGTATCCCTCCTAAGAGGAACACCCTGACCCCGTGTACATCATTTGGGCATAGTAAGGTGCAGGCAGTTGCGAACTGTCCTTACACGCATACCAGAGGCATTGTATCAACCGAGGATTTAGTGCTGATCAGGCACTTTTCTCTCATCCAGCACGTAACAGGGATCAGCCTGCAAGAGGTACTGTTATGATCTTAGCTGAAGTCTTCCTCTTCATTGAGGTCTTCACGCTTACGCTCAGGTGGTGCTTTGTCGGCACCTTTGTCGTCGTCATCCTTCGCCTTCTTAGTGCCGAAGTCAGGAGTCTCTTTGCGGATAGCTGCAAGGACTTCCTCTACTGCACTGCCGGGGAAGTCGATTGACTCTTCCAGCTTTCCCCAAATTTCAAAGGGAGGAAGGGTACGCAAAGCTAACTCATCCAGCTTATCAAAGGGAACATGACCAACTGACTCTAGCTCCAGCTCTTCACAAAGCTTGGCTAGCTTGGCTGGCATCTTACTCATACCAGATACGTTGGTGTAAGCTGCTTCACCATTGTCATCTTTCTTCTTGCTTCCTTCCATATCAATGAGCAAGGGACGACCGATGAAGTCCTCGAACCCACCTTCCAAAACACCTGCCTCGTATTGCTTGAACTCTGCTGGTGTCAGCATCACCTTCATAAACTTGGTGAGTGTAGCACGGTCGCCTTTCTTAAGAGCGAAAGACTTGTGTACCATGATAGGAGTGCCATCGTCATTGATACCACCACCCTCTTCACCTGACTTCAGTTCAAAGAGTGCACATACAAAAGGTGCAGCAGGTTTCTTCTTACCACCGAAGGTATCTTCGTATTGTCCGAGGTGGATAATGCCAGACAAACGGGCTTCGTGTTGACCCGCTGCTGCTTGTTTAATTGAACCGCCTGTTACTACCGGATCAGCACCATAATTGAAGCTCATTTATTTCTCCTTTAAGATTTATATTCTCTCATCTATAGTCCGGGTTTTGACGCCCGGACTTACCAGCTATTAAGCTAGGTCAAGATGCTTTAGTTTTACTGTGATGTTCTCAAGGTTGGTGTCATAGGTTAAACCAAGCTGATCCCGTTCAGAGCTTATGCGCTCAAGAGCCTCACGATGCCGCTTAGCCTCCGTTCCCAGTCAACAGCACGTTGGTTAACCTGAACAGCGAAAGCTTTACGGTTAGCTTCCTGCTCTTGACTAAGCTTCTTGTATCCATGCTGCTTGCAGCCTTCAGCTCGGTCTTCGATGAAGCGGGCTAGGTTTCTGAGGAATCTAATAAGGTTGATCATTGTGTATCTCCTGTTAATGCGGCCCAGCTCACGGGGAACAGCGGTTTAATTAGGTCACCCATCTCACGGGCAAGATCTTGGATCTCCCCTTGTGCATGGCTGTCTGTGCGTTGGTTGTACACCCTTGCGAATGCTGCCAGTGAGCCTGTCCAGTACCATGATACCTCTACACCCTGAGGCAAGACGAATCTAGCCTGCTCTGGTGCAACACCATCCTCTATCATAGCTTCGTACATCAGGATAGCTCGGTTGCATGTGTTCCAGTAGATACGCTTCCAGTCGGAAGAGTCAGGATGCACACCCGCTGAGCCTTGCTTGGCATTAGCTGGCGCACAACGGAACTCCTTTGGGACGAACAGACTAGGCTTGCTCTTGATGTACCTACGTGACTCTTCATTTTCTACCAGTCCAGACTTATGCTTGAAGCATTGAGTCCTGATAGGCACGGGGGCCTGCATCACGAGGGTAATCTGAGGGTGACCGAACGGAGTCCAGTGACCATGAGAAGCTAAGAAGTTAATCAGTCCGTAGTCTTCCATGCTGATTATGTTGTGCTGCCCTCCCCATAGATGAGGGTTTGCATGTAGAAGGTTGTCCCGGTACTGACACCATTCAGAGTAACGCTTACTCTTTGTGTCAGGTAGGTACTCACCATTGATGTACCAGCTCTTGCTGCTGAAGGATACACGGGCAGCGTTAACTACCCGTAAGTCTGTTCCCATGTGGTCTTCATAAACGGCTTCCATTATTGTGACTCCTTAGTTGCTATTTTGGAAAGAGGCTACGATGATGAAACCCCAAATGAAAAGTGTTACTGAAATCAGGACAGTGGCCTGAACGTAGAACCATATACTCATAACCTACTCCTTAAAGATGTATGAACCTAGAGTCCAGATAAGGGCCAAGTTAAGAAGGACTAGAAGCAGCCCTCCCGTGATATCATATAGAGTCATTGATGTCTCCTAGTGGGTATCTGCCCAGCTCATTCCGATTTTATATTCACCCGCTAATGGGATACGAATACCTAGGTACTCACCAGCCTTGGTCATCTGTTCTGCTAGGATAGCACCAGCCCTGTGATACCTACGCTCTACTAACAAGGTGTCATCCTTCTTAGGATTGCCATCAAGTACAGCAGGTGCAGACCACATACGGCCTTCACTATCTCTGTGCTCACGCTTCTCTTCCACTTTCCAATCAGTAGAGTTAACCTCATAGGTTGTGTATTCCACCTCACCCATCGGTACTTCCATCTGGATCTCATCGTGTACGTTAGCAATGAACAAAGGCCAGCCTCTTGCATCAAGTGCAACGTCTTCAGCTATCATCGCATCTTCAGCAAAGACTTGTCCCCACTTCATACACAAGGAGCCTGTCATCTGGAGGAGCACGTTCAAGATAGTGTGAACCAATAGCTCACCACTCTTAGCACGGATACGTCCCCATCTGCCATCGACTGCCAGTACATGACCGAACTTCTTACCCACTCTCTCAAGTGCAGAGATAAGGTTAGACAAAAGCAGGGAGCTTCTCTTTGAACTCTTGTACTCTTCTCTCCATCTCCTTAGCAGATAGCCCGGTAACAGCAGCTAGGTTAGGTATGCCTGATCCATAAAGGAAAGCATAGATAAAATGTCTTAGCCATATCCCGAGTAGGCAGGCCAGCCATCTCTTGATTATACGTGTGGATGTCACCATGAAGAACCTGCTTGATGTACTCAGGGTCATTCATAAAGTGAGCAAGCATACGAAGCTCAAGGCCAGAGGCATCACAACCTAGGATCATGTAGCCATCCGATGCAATGAACAGGTCACGTAATGGATACAAGCCTCGGCTCGGTATGTTCACTACGTTCCTGTGCCGCATACGGAATGTGTTAGTACCTATGCTGATTGCAACAGCAGGCACACGCCACTCATCCTCTACTGGCCAGCTACCCATCTTAGCGTAGAAGTCTTGCGCTTCGATGCGGTACTCATCAGACCAAGCTCGTGCCATGAGGCCCCGGCATTGGTGCTTACCAGTAGCCTGCCTAGGCCACACTCCTGTCTTATCAAAGTAAGCTACGTCTTTGAAGTTAAGGATCTGGTTGGCTCGGCTACAAAGGACGTACCACCTTGCGATACCAGCAGCCCATTCCGGTACAGTACCAGAGGACTCCCATCGTTCGAGTGATTCTTCGTCGATCTTACCAGACCAAGGCAGTTCCAGTTCGCCGTACTCATCAATGTACTCCTGCTCTTTTCATTATAGTTAACACCTCTCCAACCTTGTGAGTAAAGAACTTGCTTGACTGAATCCCGGTTACCTAATGGGATCTCCTCAAACAATACAGGTGTGAATGGGCCAGCTATCGGTCTCTCTTCCACCTTGTAGTCATTGATATTTCCACGAGCTTCCTTGATATATTTTTGAGATGTTTTGCTATAGGCACCACCTTTGTTGGTAGGGTTCCAGTTGGTAGCTGCGTAGCTGATGTGCGTAACATCGAAGTCAACTGACTCTAGGTTAGCTTGTAACTCAACGGCATCTCTGTCTGGCAACCAGTCGTACATCTTAGCTGAGTCCTTCAGCCACTTGTTGAAGTCCTCTTTCTTAGCAGCCTTCTTGCGTATACGAAGTGGCATGTGTGGACGGAAGCCCTGCTCTGTGGCTTCTATCTCTTTGTGCAGTTCCACCCAACGACTATAGGCTAGTCGCATATCAAGGCGGAAACCCCGGCGTCCCTGCCGTGCCATGATCAATGCTTCCTGTAACTCCATACCGTAAGCAGTCTCGATACCGTACCCGGTAACCCGGTTAGGGCCACGGTGCAGGTGATCAGTCCACTCTTCTTTCATCAAGTACCAGAACAAGTCAGCACCAATGAAGCAGTCTTCCTTGACTCGCTCAAGCATGTGGTCAGTCAGCTTAGACCAGTCATCATTGTCAGGCTTCCAGTTACCTATGCGGATACCATGAGCCTCGATACTATGAGGCCCTACGTTACCCTTGCCCAATGCATACGCTGCATGAGGAACCTTGCGGTCAGGGTTAAGCAATGTGCTTAGTACGTAAGTATCCATCACACGGTACGGAAAGAACTGAGACCACTTGCGATCCTTGCCTCGCTTCTCCCTGTTGTTCATAGTCCAATCATCAGGGAATATAGTGTCAAGAGATAGGGCGTCATATCCGGCGAAATTATGCATGGATATACCCTCTGCCTCAAGCAGCATCCTTACACCATCAATCAAGTAACCGTCTTCTTCTCCTTCAGCATCCAGTACATCTCTGTTATCTGGATCACGGGATTCATACGGATCAAAGAACTGGAAATACTCACCAGTCTTAAGATCTTGAATACCGATTACGTGCATACTCGATGGGTCATTATGTCTCAGTGCATGGAGGAGACCTACCGCCTCCGTATCTGAGTACAGAAAGCGACCGGCACCTGAAGGGCTATTGGGTTTACTTGGATGGTTCATAACATCTCCTAGTGTAAGTCGATGAACTCAAAGTCGGGTAGCTTTGAGCGTAGCTTAGCCAGCCTGTTTGTACAGAGCTTTCGTTGTGCTACCTGCTTGGTGTTTAGATGCCCGATGCCTACTACTCTGCTGTCTGCCAACAGAGCGAACTGGTTGCAAGGGAAGTCGAAGCTGTTGAAGATATCATGGATACCTATATCTTTTCCTTCCTCTCTTACCAGCTTGATGATATCAATTAGTATACCATTGAAGTCTACCTTGATACAGAAATCTATTCCTGTTACTTCTCTTTCCCCATTGTCAGAAGGATAACCATCAGAGCATACGTCTGTAACGCTAACATTGCACTCACCGTACTGCTTGTAATAAGCAGAGCCAGCAGCCGTGACTGCATCAATGACCTGCTTTTCTGACACGTCCTCGAACAGCCAGATGTCGTAGTCTCTAGGTGCATTGCCCATAAGAATATCTCTGGCTGCACCGCCTGCTATAATACACCCTACCTTATCAAGTAACATGGCATAGAATACTATAGCCTGCCAGTGCAGTCCTTTCTCTTCTTGTGTAAGCATTGCTATCTCCTGTTTGTTTATGTCTATAGTCCGGGTTTAGTAAGGCCCCGAGAATTTTGGGTTATATTGTACAGCTCGGCTATCCCTGCCAGTGACAGGGCATTGCATCCTACCTCATCAAGCAAGGCACCTTCCTCTACCAGCCCAGCTACTACCTTGCTAACTGCATTGATAGGGACAGCGGTGTACTCACTGAGTTCCTTACGAGTACAGGGTAGGTGGTGCGACTCAGTATAGGAGATGATCAGGTGCCTATGCTGATAGAACTTATCCAGTTGGATAGCGACCTGCATAGCATGTAGTTTGTGAAATCTTATAGCTTTTCTACCTGTTGTGATTGGCATTACAGTTCCTCTTTGTACTCAATAGCAAGCAGGCTTTCAATAGCCTCCTCAATTTGTTGAGCCTTGTCTGTAGCCTCCCGGATGATCTTGCTCTTTGATTCACGTAGCTGATCAACTTGCTTATCAAGAGCGCCATCAACTTCCAAGGGTATGTCAACATCTACACTACCTAGGTTTATTACTCCCTTGCCGCCCGGCTTACTGTCTGATAAGAAGATATCACCGTACAGAAAGGAGTTGGGGTCACTCCAGATAGCAACATGAACTGTTCCAGTAAAACGTGCTGGTATCTCTAATGCTTTCATAAGAATTACACCTTAAGAATATGTTAAATAGAAAAGAAGCAGGGCCTAAGCCCCGCACCTTACTTACGTCTGGCTTCAGCTTGTGCTTGCAGTCTGGTAAGTCCTTCCTTCTGGATCTTCTTTGTGATACTGGCAGCAGTGAATGCCTGTCGTTCCATTTCATCCTGAGCAAAGGGGTCACCCTTTCTTGCTCGGATCTCTAGGTCTGACATTGTAATGCCGACCCTTGCACTCGTAAGTATAGCCATTGTTTCTCCTACTTCTTGCTACGTGCTCGGATGTTAGACCGGCGCTTGGTTGAACGCTTGGCATGGGCAGCACCAGTGCTACCACGTTCCTGAGGGTAAGACCCGGACTGCCGATGAGATGGGAACTCACGCTCCCTAAACAGGCTATCCATTACAGCTAGGATTGCAGTTGAACCTATCATATTATTCTCCTATCCAAAGGCGTCTGTGTTTGTTTCTTCTGTAGTCCGGGTTTTGTCTACAGTTGTAGACTTCCTACGTTGGCTTGGTTCAAGTAGGTTACCCGTGCTCTCCTGTCCTAGGAGTATAACCTTCTCGCCAGTGTACAAGCCTTGATCCCTGTCCTTAACGATCTTGATATAGGTTGTGGTCTTCTCCTCTATAGTATCTGCTTGAGTGTTACGCTGTACTGCAATAGCATAGCTTGCCCAAAAGCCTATGGCTCTGGAACCACGGAAGTCTGATAGCTGTACTTCACCACCTTCCTCGTGAGGTGTACGGCCTAGGCCAACAGTCTTAAGGTGAGAGACAAGGTGAATGGTGACCTCTTTGTTGTCCTTATAAAGACCAAAGGTTTTCAGTGCCTCATCAATACCCTCTCGCTCGTTACCCTTGCCATCCTGCTTAACCTCAATGCCTACCAAGTTGTCGATGATGATGTGCTTAACACCCATCGTATAGAACTCTTCAACCTGCTCCATGACTGCATCAATACTACGGCTGTCTGACAGGTCAGCAAAGAATAGTTTGTTAAGCCCTGCTACGTAGTCAATGACATCATCAACCTCTTCCTTAGTATAGTTGAACGCCAGCCTGTAACCCTTGCTAGAAGGATCGTTGTTAGGTGGTAGTTCAATACGCTTGTTGATCCACTTACCTATAAAGGAACGGGCCACCTTGACATAAGGATCTTCCGTGCTGATCACACCAACAGACTCACCGTGCTCTTCAACAAGATGCTTTACTATGTGGCGTAGCACCTCGGTCTTACCTACACCTGAGCCTGCTCCGTACAAGATGAGCTGGTGCGGTCGGATACCTAGGGTAAGGTGATCCATGCTAGGCCAAGGCCATCCGAGTCCGGGCTTTGGTTGCCCAGCCTTCAGCTCATCCTTGATACTATGAACGCTCTTAACATTCACACCTTCAAAGACTTCCTTAGGATTCCACCATGCATCAACGAACGCCTGCTCAAGGCCACGCTTAAGGCAATCGTTAGGGTCTTTGGTTCCCGAGGGAAAGACCAGCTTGACTGTCTTAGTAGGGAAGATACGGGCTACCTCCCGGTTCATCTTCTGCCCTGTGTCGTCGTCATCAAAGGCAACGATGATCTTCTTGAACGCATTGATAGCAGACTTCCTTCGTCTGATCTGCTCGACTGCATTCTCTCCATCCGTGGGTGCCCATACGTGGAAGAGTGTACCCTCGTACTTGGTTCCCTTCTGGCTCTCGCATAGCATCTCTTGTGCAGCAGCAGCATCGCACTCGCCGCCCGTTAGCACCAGCGTATCCATCCTTCGGCCTGAAGCTAGCACCTCTTGTAGTGTATGCTCACCGAACAATTCAAAGTCACCCCACTGTTTACCAAGGTGTACCGAACTTAAAATCCTTAGGTAGGTTACGACACTTGGCACCTACTACCTCACCTGCCTCATACTTAGGGTAGTAGTGACGAGCTACCTTACCCTGTGCATCATGGCCTACACGGATGTTGTACATCTTTGCGTACTTGCCGTGTATCTGTCGGTCGATGAGGTGCTTGACCTTAAGGCTATCAAAGTGCTTGACATCTAATGCCCACTCTGCCTCAAGCGCACCCTTCTCTTCTTCACTCATCACCTGATAACGGTCACGTTCTCGCATCCCACCAAGGGCAAGCTGTCTGGTGAACTCATCTCTTATCTTACCCTCTCGCTCAAGCTCCTCAAATTGCTCGATGCTGTACTTAATCTTACCGTTGATCTCACCTTCGATGATAGGGTTAGTGCCATCGGGTGCAACGTAAAGGTTTTCACCTGACTTGTGGAACTGTCCTCTGTTACAGAATTTCCCACCATCATCAAACACCATGAGATGATTGCCCGTCTTGTCATGCCCGTTGCTCTGGCATTCAGGGCAAGCTATGTTCTGCACTATAGCCATTATGTTTCTTCCTCAGCAGCCTGTCGCTTTGCTGCCCGTGCATCACGGATGTCCCGCTTGTCCAGCTTGTCCCG